CCGCGCAGTCTCTTAATTTTAACAAAATCCCGCCCCGGAGGTCACGAGGGCAGAAAGGACACAACATGAACAGCTATCCCAACATCATGTATTTCTTCCATGACGGCAGCACCTACCTCGTCCCGCACTATACAAATGTCTCCGGCCTCGCCGTTATGTTGGACGAAGCGCGACGGGCCGCCTATCTGGATATGACAAAAAGCAGCGCAGATCACGCCGTCTACGCCGTGAAGCATTACGACCCCAAAACCGGCGATGTCGTAAAGGCTGACCCCCGCCGTTCTTCTGAACGAAGCCGAGTTTACCAAGCGCACCGACGCACAGATGCATGAAAGTCCCGGTTGCTATATTCTCGCGCTCCACGCCAGAAAATAACCACAAGCTGACCTATCGGCAAAACGGGGAGAAAGAGGCCTTATGAAAGCCAAACTGAACGATGCTCAGGCCCGCGCATATATCGCGGGCGATCAAAGCGAACCCGCGCAGGAGATCGAGCGCAAGCACATTCTTCATCTGACAGCCTGTTTGCAGGAAGCAGCGGGCCGCCCCGGCATGAACCTTGCTGACCTGTGTAAAACCGCCGAGCGCTATGTCCAAAACCATCAGCGCACAGAAAACCGGCATGAGTTAGCCTTGCTGATCGCGGCCCGCGATGCCATTAAAGCCCGCGCCTCCGCCAAAATTGCCCCGTAGACTTTTACACGCCCGCGTGTTATAATGCGACAAAACAAAACCGAACAGGGAGGCAGACCATGAACGAAGTCCCCGAAGTGTTCCCCGCGTACCGCCTCGTCGCCGAATTTGCCGACGGCCAGCGCCTCACCTTTGACGGTCTCACCGAGCAGCAGGCACAAGACCGTATGGAGGCGGCGCAGGCCCAACACGGCGATATATGCTGGTATGACGGCGTGACCGATCAGCACTACGAAAACGGAAAATATTACAAGCTCACCCCGCAGCCGCCTGAGATCATCGTGATCGACCTGACAGACTGCCCGGACGAGCCGGAAAAGGAGGATTGACCATGCCCATACCAGAAAGCAAGCGCCGCAACAACGATATTTACAACGCCAAATGCGACCGCATCAGCGCCCGCCCCATTAAGCCCATCGGCAACGCCATCCGCGCCGCTGCCAAAGCCGCCGGGCAGAGCGTACAGGCGTATGTGCTGCAAGCCTGTGAAGAACGCATGAAGCGCGAGGGACGCCCGCTGGAGCTTGACAGCCCCGCCGACGAATAACACAAATCCGACTTGCTATCGTGCAGAACAAAACCCCGGCAGACCGTACTAAAACGGCCCGCCGGGGCATTTTTATCTTCTCTTGCTGCTGTACAGGTATCTGCACCGCCGCCGGAGCGCTTTTCGCCTCGCTCTCCGCACAAAAAGCCACCTCACGCCCTCCACCAGCTTTTCCACAAAATCCACGGTCTTTTCCTCCCATTCGCAAATTGTTTTTCCAGCGCCGCCCCGACGATCACGGAAACCATTTCGCGCCATGCGCGAAGTCTCGAAAAACTTGTTCCTATAAGGCCGGTTTTCCTGTTCCGCCGCCGTGGTGTTCCGGCGCAAGATCAGGCGGCAAAGCAGCCCTTACTCAGCCCCGCCGGACAGGCCAAAATTTTTTGCCGCTTATTATGTACGCGCGCGCGACGCGCGACGGGCCAGCGCCTCCGCTTCCGGCAGCTCCTCCAGCACCTCGCCCAGCCGCTCCATGGCCCTTGTGTGCCAATCACGGGCCGTGCTGTCCGCCGTCCCCATCCTCGCGCTGATCTTCGCCCAACTGTACCCACGCACATAGCGCATCACAATGACCTCTTTGTACTTACCGTTCAGCGCGTCCAGACAGGCGCAAATACAGGCTTCATCCCCGGACAAAACCCGCTCCGCCTCCGCAATCTCCGCCAGCCGCTCGCTCACGCCGTTTTCCAGCGCCCGCAGCCCGCTTTCCTCCGTCGGCTTTCCCGGCGGCGAACCGCGCGGCATCCCGTCACACGCCAGCCCTCGCAGTCCGTAATAATTGCCCTCCAATTCCGCCCGCTCCTGCCGCAGCAGGCGCAGCATCCCCGGAATTGCCTTGTAGTACAGGGCTATGTGCTTCACGCTGCCATACCGCATCCGTCGCCTCCTGTTCTTGGCTCTGCGCCAAATCTCCTTGCCTGTGGTGTCAATCCAACGTTTTCCCGAAGATCGGCTCTTTCGCGTCGCTCTCGTCCACATCCACCGGCTCACCGAGAATGTCTGTCATGCGCCGGGCCAGCATATTGTAGCCGAACCAGTCCCCGCCCTCGGCCCACTCGTTGAACTGCCGGAATACGTCCTCCGTGGCGCGGACGGTCTCATTCAGCCGCTCCACGCCAAAGCCGATGGCCTGACGCGCCCCCAGCGCATAGCATTTCACTACGATCTCCGCCGCTTCCCGCCGTTCGCCCAGCAAGGCCCAATCCCGGTTGCTTTTCGGCGCTTTTGACGCTGGCAGCACAAAATGCTCTGTCAGCAGGCCCTCCAGCTCCTCGTTCAGCTTCTTTTTCGCCCGCTCCATGCCCACGCCGCGCTTGTTGACGGCAAACCGCTCCAACGCGCCGTTTGCGGCGGTGATCACGCGGTCAAGCCGGTCTTTCCCGATGCCGTAGCGGTCATGCAGCGCAACCATGAAGCACAAAGAGATCACATGGCCCGCCGCCTCCCGGTTTTTCTCCACCCGCTCGCTCTCCGGCGCTTTCCCCCGCAGATAGCGCGTCTGCGCCTGACGTGCCGCGTTGGTGCCAAAATGCGCCGGGATATGCTTATTTCTCCTCATGCTCCGCCTCCAGTTTCCCGCAGAACCGCCCGCACATGGGGCAGAACTCCGCGCACAGCACATTCAGCCCGCCGCCCCGCGCCGTGCTGTCCATCACAAGGCGGGGCCTGCCGTCCTCGCCGTATTCCAGCCAGAACGCCGTGCCGTCCACGGTTTCCAGCTTCTGGTGCCGCTGGCACAGGCCGCACACGGGCATTTCCTCCCGCTTCTGCTCCCTGTCCTCGAACCACGCCAGCTTTGCAAGGGCCACCTCGTAGCCCCTGCTGGAATACACGCGCCCGTCGTTGTCGTAGTGCGTCAGCCGTTTTTCCCACATGATGATACCTCCTCCGCCAGCTCCCGCCAGCGTTTGATTTCTTCCTTGTCCTCCGCCGTGATGATCTCCGTGAATTTCCAGCCCGCCGGACGGGCGATCAGCTCCAGAAACACCCGCCGCCGTACTGGATAATCCCGCTGCATCCGCCGGACAAACTTGCTCTTGATCTCCACGATCTCCACCGTGCCGTCGGCATAGGTCAGCCGGAAATCCGCCGTGTACTGAACGCTCCGCAGCTTCACGCCGTTGTATTCCCCCGCCGGGAACAGCAGAAAGCATGGATGCGCTTCCCACTTCACGATCTCCCCGCGTCCGGCCTTTGGCGCGACGGTGCCGACGTAGTATTCATACTCGCCCCGGCTGTCAAATTTCAGCCCGGACATGGCAGCGGCACGGGCCGCCGCCGTCATGGTGTCGCCCCGCTTTTTCCCGCGCCCGGCAAGCTGTGCCTCTGCCTGCGCCCGGTAACGCGGCGGCAGATCGGATAGCTCCAGCCGGTACGCCATTCACAGCACCTCTTCGTGCTTTTCTCTCTGCGTCGCTATCATGTCCGCGTAATGCAGCTCCAGCACAAGCGGCGTTCTTTCTATGGCGGCATTCAGCGCACGGCTCCCTCCACGGAAAGCATCGTCATACGCGCCCATGTGCCAGCGGATGGCAAGGGCCTCGTCGTCCGTCAGCTCCATGTGCTTCATCACGAGATAGACAGACTTCTCCCCGTGTCCCATGGGCATCTGATCTTTCACGGTGTAGTCGGGATATTCCCCGGCATAGTAGTTCGCCTTGCACACGTCATGCAGCAGCGCCACGATGGCCTGTGTCTGCGGCGAATACAGACCGCGCAGATTGAAATTCCCCAGCAGGGCATAATACACATTCAGGCTGTGCTTCACCAGCCCGCCGGGATAGGCCCCGTGAAACCGTGTGCTGGCCGGAGCCGTGAAGAAATCCGTGCTTTTCAGCCACTCCAGCAGCTTGTCCGCGCCCGGCCTCGTCACCTGTGACAGAAAAATTTGCTCGAAGCGTTCGGCATCGTTCATTTTCATTTCCTCCTTGGTCGATATATATTTCCTCGCCCGTGCCAGCACTCGGCGCGGCGCAAGATCACAACGGTATGCCGCTGCCCGGCGTTACTCACCTTTGTTTCCACGCGGTTGAGCGTGTAGCCGGGGTATTTCTGCTCCCAGAACGCAGCGTCGTCTATGTACACGGTGCTGGCCTCCTCCAGCTTTTTGCGGCTCCACTTGGTATCGTTGGGTGGCGGTGTCTTGGGCTTTTCCAGTCCACGGCTCTGCCGCCAGCTTCGGGCGCACCGTTTGTTCTTGTTGATATATTTTACAAGGCCCTCCACGCTTCCGTGGTCAACGGTGAGATATTCCCCTCGTGTTAGGCCAATGCTGTTTCCGTTCTTATCGCTCCACAGCTCCTCCAGCACGTCACGGGTCAGTCCCTCTGTGTGCTGGATGATCGCGTGGTGATGATGGCGGCCACAGATCGTCCCGTCTGCCATCACCGTTGTGTACTCCGTGGCGGCTACCCACTTCGGGCGCTCCACGCCGTTCTTATCGCACCAGCGATACACCCGCTTGATGTAATTCGTCCAGTCCATATCCGCCCGCTTGGTGTCTCCCGGCGCTGGCAGATGATCGTCGTCATAGGTTCCCGTCCATGAGAAGTCGCCCTTTCCGAAGTTGGCGTTTACAAGCTGCACATGGTATCTCTTGGAGCGGTTGTCGTTGTAGGTCTGCTGGGCGAGGGTACAGGCTTCTTTCTTCTTTGCTCTCCGGCTCGCCTTGTGCTGCTTTGGTGTCACGGGGTACAGATCAACCTCCATGTACCCCGCCGTGGCGTAGTCCTTGCCGCAGATATGCTTTTGTTCCCGATAATACAGGCTCATGCGGCCACGCCTCCCTCGTTTTTGCGTGTATGCGCCGTCACCAGCTTGCATACGGGCCATTTCAACACTCGTATGCCGTCAGGCACACCCCTGTTTCATGGCTTGTCCCTTAACTTACTGCTGGTATACCAGCCCATTGCGGCCCCTCGGCCGCAACAGAAATTCTCTCCGGCACCGCCGGAAACAGGTCTCGCTTCAACCGGCAAGGCCGCGCCGCTCTCACGGCGCGACCGCCTCCGGTCGTCAGATTGTCGTTGTCTCCATCAAGATCGGCGCGAGCATCTTTTCTCTCGCCGCCTCGTAGAAACTCTTGTCCACCTCAAACCCGTAGGCGCTGCGCCCCAGCTCGTAGGCGGCGCGTAATGTGCTGCCGCTCCCGGCCACCGGGTCGATCACCACGTCGCCGGGGTCTGTGAACACTTCGATCAGGCGTTTCAACACGCCCACCGGCTTTTGCGTGGGATGTATCTTCGGGTACTCTTTTCGGCTGTCCCGCTCCCAGCGGAACCAGTCAAAAACCATGTGCTTTCCGCCGTCCTCGCCGACGTTGCGGAACTTCGGCAGCTTGTCCCGGTAGAGGACGACCGCAAATTCCGTCGCGCCCACGATCTTCATGTTGGCTTTTAACACCTGCGCGGAATAGTTCTTGCAGAAAAATAGCGGATAGCTTTTTACAAATCCGTACCGCTTTCCGTACTCGATCACGGTCTGCATCTGCTCAAAGGCACAGAACACGATCATGGCCGGGGCCTGTCCCTTTTCCTTTGGCTCTTTCTTCAACAGCCTGTTGCAGAAGTGCATATACTCTGCGATCTTGAACGTACCGTCCGTGCGGAAAAAGCTCTGCTTTGCCAGCTTGCTTTCCCCGTTCTTGTTGTCGCCGCCCTGATACCACATGGGATTGCTGGCATAGGCATCCGCGCCGATGTTGTATGGGATGTCCGCGATTACAAGCTGGGCTTTCGGCACATTGTACCGCTTGAAATTCTGGAAATTATCGTGGTATAGCTCACATTTCATATCGTTTTCTCCCTGCGCCGCCGCATCCGGTAGCACAGCTTCCCGCACCTGCGGCAGACGATGTAATTTGTGTGATACTTCCCGCCGTGCCGGTCGCTCCGGCGGCGTGTGACCTCTATGTATTCCGTCTTGCACGGGCTGTGCAGTCCCAAGCGGCAAAGCAGCGGCTTCATCGTCCGTCACCTCTGATTTTCCGCTCAAACTGCTCGATTTCTCTCACGAGCAGCAAGCAGAGCCACGCCAGCACAACACCGTCAACCCTGCTTTCATGCACGATGCCCTCAAAGACGCATTCTGCGCCAATCCAGCACAGGTCGAGCATCACATACAGGAACAGAAACAGCAGCCCCTTTGCCGCCGCGTTCAGAATACGCTCTGTTGTTCTCCCGCTCATTCCGTCTCCTCACTTTCCAGATGCAGCAGTTGTTGGAGCTGCTTCCAGATGCGCAGCGTCCGCTTATCCGTCTTA